TGACAATCTGTTTGATAGCGAAACAACGATTGTAGTCCGTGATAGCAAAGAAGGTTGGGCTAAAGCATACCGCCAATTACTGTCACTATTATGGGCAGGTGAAATTCCAAAATGGAATGTTAGCAGAGTACGTCCTGCAGGCGCACGTCTAAAGACCTTTGGCGGTCGTGCATCAGGTCCTGCCCCGTTGGTAGATTTGTTCAACTTTACTGTGGACACCTTTAAGGTCGCAAAAGGTCGCAAACTGTCGTCATATGAGTGCCATAGCCTTATGTGTAAGATCGGGGAAATCGTTGTTGTAGGCGGTGTACGTCGCTCCGCAATGATCAGCCTGTCTAACCTTTCTGATGATCGTATGCGCCATGCTAAGTCAGGTGAATGGTGGAAGAACGCACCACACATGGCATTGGCTAATAACTCTGTGGCATACACAGAAAAGCCTGATGCTATGTCCTTCCTACGTGAATGGACTGCACTAGCAGAAAGCGGATCAGGTGAACGTGGTATCTTTAATCGTCAGGCAGCGACTAATCAGGCTGCTAAGAATGGAAGACGTGATCCTAACCGTGAATGGGGTACGAATCCGTGCAGTGAGATACTTTTATCTGGACCGAAGATTGACCCTAAAAATCAAAATCCAATCGTCGGTACAGGTGGTCAATTCTGTAACCTTAGTGAGGTAGTTATCCGTGCTACAGATACTAAAAGCGATCTTCTACGAAAAGTCCGTCTGGCGACTATTCTGGGAACAATACAATCCACCTACACCAAATTCCCCTATTTGCGAAAAGTGTGGGAGCGAAATACCGCCGAGGAACGGTTGTTGGGCGTGTCTCTCACGGGGATAATGGACAACACTCTTACCAATGGTAAAGAAGGTGATCTGCCTGCATTACTTGAAGAGTTACGGCAGTGTGCTGTGGACACAAACAGGGAATGGGCCGATAAACTTGGGATTGAGCAATCTGCAGCTATAAGTTGTGTTAAGCCAAGTGGGACAGTCTCCCAACTTACTGACAGTAGTTCTGGGATTCATGCACGTCATAGTGCTTACTATATCCGTACTGTTCGTGGCGATAACAAAGACCCATTAACAGAGTTTATGAAAGCACAGGGCATCCCTAATGCGCCTGAGATACAGAAGCCTGATCAGACAACAGTTTTCAGTTTCCCTGTTAAAGCACCAGAAGGTGCTGTGGTTACCGCCGACATGTCAGCTATCGAACAGCTAAAAATGTGGTTGGCCTATCAGCGTCACTGGTGTGAACATAAGCCTAGCGTGACTATAAATGTACTACCATCTGAATGGCTTACTGTCGGTGCATTTGTGTACGAACATTTTGATGAAATGTCAGGTGTATCGTTCCTTCCATATAATGAGCATACATATCAGCAAGCCCCATATCAGGAAGTAGGTAAATCTGATTATGAAATGCTTTTGTCGTTGATGCCTGAAAAGATCGATTGGGCAGCATTAGCAGAGTTTGAAAAAGAAGATGGCACAAAGTCATCCCAAACTTTTGCTTGCACAGGGGATGTCTGCGAAATCGTAGATATCAGTGCCTAAAAACAGTGAGGGCTAGGGTTCCAATCATGATTATTGAGGCAGGTTCATGCAGGAAAACCCTTATGAGGCAGGTTATAAAGATTTCTTTGAAGGAAACCTAACCTGTAAGTATCGGCCTCGTAGCTTTTACGCAAAGGAATGGCTACGGGGCTTCAATGCAGCTTTTAGCTACAATAGGCAGGCAAATGTACAAAGTATTCCAGAAAAAAGACTTCGATCAATGCGATGGGATAGCCCGTGAAACAGCTAAAAAGTTTTGGTATACGATGGGTTATGTTTGCAAAGACAATCCTGATGAATATGGGGTTGACCTAATAGTTGAAGGCAACAACAAACGCTTCTATTGCGAAGTAGAAGTGAAGAAAGCATGGCATGGGGTGCAGTTTACGTTCCCCACCATCCACCTACCTGTGCGCAAGGCTAAGTTCTTTACCAAACCCACACAGTTCATGGTCTTTAATAACAGCTTAACTCATGCCGCTGTTATAGGGCGTAAGACTGTGATGGATAGCCCTCAAGTAGTCGTACCAAACATAAAAATATCTGCAGGGGAAAAGTTCTACGACATTCCTGCAAACAAGGCACATTTTGTACAAACATTAATAAGGTAACAATGAGTAAAAACGCACGACGTTTCACCCGCCGACGAAAAAAGGAAGTGGGTGAAACGCCCACACCTAAATACTCTAAAACAATTACACTAACCGCCCAAACATATAACCAAAAAATATATGCACGGGCATTAAACGAAGACCCTCTAATATTTGTCACAGGCTGCGCAGGCACAGGTAAAACATACATGGCGGCTACACAGGCCGCTAAGATGTATTATGAGGGCAAGATATCCAAGATCGTTGTAACCCGTCCTAATGTCGCTGCAGGCGGCAGGGATATAGGCTACTTCAAAGGTGGCCTAAAGGAAAAGATGACACCTTGGGTAGCACCGCTGATGGATGTCCTGTCTAAGCATCTAGGAAAGATCAAAGTAGAGAAAATGCTAGAAGACGGGAACATCGTCGTAGAGCCTTTCTCTGTTATGCGTGGTAAGTCTTTCGATGATGCCTTTATCATCCTAGATGAAGCACAGAACACCACCTACACAGAGCTTAAAATGTTCCTGACACGCATAGGTGAGGACACCCATGTGGTTATCAACGGCGACATGGCTCAGACAGACTTAGACGAAAAGTCTGGGTTACGCAGGATCATACACATGATCAAATCACAGATGCTTCCATTCCCTGTAATCGAAATGACTGAAGACGACATTGTGCGGTCTGATGTTTGTGCCACATGGATCAGGGCGTTCTTAAAAGAGGAAGCGAAATAATGGAATATCAGCTATCTGCATTGCTATACCTGTTAGGAGCTTTGTTCATGACCATGCACTTCCAACCAGAGGAAGGTGGCCCACCCTATATGTTCATCCTATTTGTGTTCGCATGGCCTCTAATGACGATCTATATCCTATTCCTAGAATTATTTGGAACAGAGGAAGAATAAAGTGGCATAACAAATAAAAAAAGGCCCCCAAGTCTATTTGACCCAGGGACCTCTGTTACTATATACTATATGTGAATGCGGAAGTTTGGTCGCTTCCTATTTCAGTTTAGGTAAAACCCTTGGATTTCGGTCTGAGGGTTTTTTCTATTGGACAGGCTCCAAACCTAATAACTGCTTCATGTCACGGTCAATCGTACCACTATCCTCTTCACCGAATGCATCCTCTTCCTGCACACGTACTTCAAAGCGTGTACCCAGAACGGACATACCACCTAGTGCAGCGGCTGTAGCCTTGGCTTTTTCTGTAGCGGAAGCGGTGTTACCCTCTGCCAAATCTTTCAGCATTGAAGAGAACTGCTTTGGATCATACACCACAGTCGCCAATACGTGTGCGGCGATATCTTTCTGCAATTGCTCTGCCTCTGCCACAGGAACAGCAGTAATGCGCCGTAGCATAGCGGCGGTAGGGTTCATGTAACCTGCTGTAAGCAAGATCGCTGTAGATACAGCATCACGGATGTTACTATCTCTTGCGGCATTAATAATGGTATCAGAACCTGATGGTGAAACTTTTAGCCGTGATGGCAATGATGTTTGGTACATCATATTCACCAAATCAATTACAGCACCAGACATCTGTTCATCTTTGCCGTACACAGCGTTCAGAGACTTAAACAGGTTGCTTGCTTCGTCTTCGGAAAGTTTAGAAACTGTACCAAGGGCAACAGTTCTACGTGCCTCTGTACCCGACTTCATAGCCGTTCCTGTAGCACCGAATATGCCGTTAGCTAGTTCACGCATAGCAACAGCTTGTAACGCCTCTGTAGCAAGCTTACGCTCTGCTTCTTCGGGCAAAGTAGCTATCTTAGCCATCAATTCGTTGATACGGTTTTCTGAATTGTTTGACTTCATAATATTGCGAATAACTTCTTTCGCACTTGAAGTAGGTGTACTACGTGTTGGGCCAGATACACCTAGTGCTGTAGAGCCTCTTGGCGTATCTATCAGCATTCCTACAACACTCTCTTGTGCAGCAATCATGTCAGCTTCTAGATTTTTAAGAAGTTCGTCATTCGCTAATTTAATGTCGCCCAAGCTACCATACGCCGTTTCGATCTGTTGGAACGCTCTTTCCATGTCGTCTAATAGCGCAGTATCCCCAAGAGCCTGTAGCTGTTCCCTTACAGGCTGAAAGGCTTGGAATAAGATTTCTTGCGGATTGTTAGAACCTTTGGCAGCACCAGACGCTACAGCATCACGCAACGCATTAGCTGCCTGCGCACGGAATAGATCACGGAAAGCACCATTCAGTTGCGTATTTGGGCGTACATCTTTCAGCATGTTAGTAAGCTGATCCATTAATACGCCTGTACCATCACCGATTGTTTCATCAACAAAGGTATTGGCACCCAAGATCATATCAGGTTCGTTACGCTTCGCATCCCCTGGGATTGCACCACGCTCAGTATCAAACTTGCGTACCTCTGCCATTTTGTCAGTTAAACGGCGTAGAGGCTCAGAGTTAGCAAAATCTGCCATTGCTGTTTTGTATAGCTGATCCGCTGCACCATAGGCTGAAGCTACATCAGACGGGGCTGTATCAATAACGTGTGCCAACTGACCTGCTTCAGAATCCGTAATGTGATTTCTAAATTCTATTAGTCGGCGTTGGATAGTTCGATCATTACTATAACTATCAATCACTGCAGCCAAGCGACCTTTTAGATCATACAGGTCTTTAAACGATACCTCTTTAGTAATGCGCTCAATAACCTGTTCAGGCGTTTCCATGATGGCTTCGCTTGCAGCCTCACCTACGACAGGCATAGGGTCTGTCTGACGACCTACTGTTTTTGGTTCAAAGCCCTCAAAGATATCACGTAGAACGGCGGCGGCACGGCCCCCCGATCCATCAATGTCGTTTGCTGCACGGGTTACTTCCATAAGCTTGGACCGTAGCAGTTCTGCATCGATCTCTGCAGGCGGTAGAGCCTTATAGGCTGCGTCTACTTCGTCCATACGGCTTTTGAATAACGCATAACCTTCATCCACTACGATATCAGTCAGTGCCTGTCGTACTTCACGATTGTTGGTATTGAACAAACCGTAGCCGCCAGTGTTGTTAGCAATCAAATCCTGAACAATAGGATTGTTTTCTACTACAGTAGATTGTGCAGAAAGTAGTTCATCGGTTTGACGGGCTACATCATCAGCCTGCGCAGTAAGACCCGCTACTTCGTTGTCTGCCTGTCGTACAAGACTAGACGCAGCAGACTGTGCGGTAGCATCTAAACTATCCTCTGTGATGTTGTCGGCTACTTCACCAATAAATTCACCAATCTGACTAGGTACACGGTCTGCAGAAGCCTGTACTGCAGGATTAGCCTGTTGGCTTCTAAATAGACCAATCATCGCAGACGACATTTCTGCCGCCTTGTCCTGCACCATTTGCTCAAAAGCTTCTGGTGTCATTGTGGATTTAAGACCTGCACGGGTTTCACGTATGTACGCTTCCGCACCCATCATCAAAGCGTTGGTTGTGTCGTTATCAATCTTTTTAGTTGCACCGCCTAGCGCAAGTTCGATTGTCTGATTATTGTTCAGGACATTCGCCAAAGCACTGATACGCAACTTAGCATCTACTGCATTTAAGTCGGCAATCTCAGGGTCTAGATATTTGACCACTTCCAAAACTGTGCCATCTTTTACAGCGGCCTTTAAGGCTTCTTTATTTGCAAGCTGTTTACCTGCAGAAACTTTTCCCCATGCTTTACCTAGACCCAGGCCAATAAGTGATAACGCACCGTCCATAGTACCGTTGACTAGAAGACCGTCCACAAACATAGCCAAGTTGTCAGCCTGTGCATCAGGTATGTTTGGGAATACCTCTTGTATCTTAGAACCCTTGACGAATAAACCTTCATCACCTTCGGCAGCAAGAATAGCCTCAGATAAAGCGACTGCAGCACCTTCCGTTGCTAGTACACCCGTTGCACCCAATTGGCCTGTCTTGGCACCTTCTTTTCCGTACTTAATAAGTTTACCGCCATACTTAGCGGCCTTGGCTACAGGAATAGTAGGGGCAGCAATTGTAAGAATGCTAGTAGCAAGAGCCTCGCCACCTGCTTGATCTAGGTCTGCACGGCTACGCTCAAATTCACTACCGCCTAATACGGCACCCTCAGTTACAAGGCCGCCGACCTCTTGGTAAATGTTGCGTCCTGCTTGTTCTATGACACGATTGAAAGCAGACTGATCTAACAACGGATCGGGAATAAGTACTTTCTCATAACGATAATCTATTACGTTTCCTTCTGCGTCTTTAACAGGGACGTAACGATCATAAATCTTGCGACCATCCTCATTATAGAAAGACTGTCCCTCATACAGATTACGTGTAGCCTCTGCCCAATTTTTCTTGTCCTCATAATACTGGTCACGGGCCACTTGGCTTGGCATAGGATCGGCATCAGAGGGATTAAAGATATCATACCATGTAGAGCCAATACGATCATATATATCTAGATCAGGGCGATCCTTTGTTTCGCCTGTAGTGGGGTCTTGATATGTACCGTACAGATTGTCGTAAGTAAAAGCATCACGGGTTTCCTGCGTTACAGGGGCCGTGTTAGAGGGGGTGTTTTGTTCTACGATAGAATTTGTATACGCTTCCCAATCTTCCTCTGTACCGCCGTACAAAAGTTCATCAGGTATTAAAGCGTCACTTGTGGTAGGCGTACTGGTTTCTACTGTCGGAATTTCAGGAACAGGTAGTCCTTGAGATTTAAGGAAATCGATTTCGTCTTGCGTCATAGTAGCCATTATCTATTCCTTAGTTAATCCAAATTCTTTTTTAAGAACATCAACAGGTAAGCCAAATTGGATGGAGTAAATATTAAGTGCTTTATTCAGCGTTTCTGGATCGGTGATTGCGGGAAGCTGATCTTGTAACTGCCCGTATACGTCACTTTCTTTCAATTCAGATATTTTAGCACCAATGGTTTTTGTATCAGGGTCGTTGCCTGTATCACCTGCATTTGGCTGCAAGGGCTTCGCTTTAGAACTTGCCCATTCAATCATGCCTCCAAGATTACGTTCTGTTAGGTAATCCTGTGCAGTCTTCTTATAACCCGCTGTCAGGTTACCAGTTGTATCTAGCTGATCTAGGATCATAACCATTCCGTTCTGATCTAGGTCGGATACTAGATCGTTGAATGATTCCATGCCCTGTAGAGTTTGACTGCGCAGGTTGTTACTGAAGGTTTCGTAAGTTGATCCTGCTTTTACAACTGCCAACGCTTGTTTAAAGTCTGTGTTAGACAGGCCCTGACCAGTTTGCTCTAGCGTTGTAGCAGCGAAGAGATATGCGTGTTTGAGCAATTCAGCTTGGAACTGCGTAGATAGACCCGCAAGTTCGCCCATAGTAGATGCCTGTGAGTCAATGTAAGAGAAGATTTCTTGCTCTGATTTACCTGACAGGAACATACCATTCAAAGCAGCATATTCGTTCTCTAGTCGCTTGACTACACGTGTTATATCGCCGCCGACTGTTGTAAGAATTTCAGGTCTGCCGCCAAGCTCTGGGTTAACAAAGCTTTCAAGACGCTCTGCAGAACGGACCAACTTAGTCATGTACCCACGTTTTTCAGTAATAGGTATGAAGACCTTGCTGTTAGCCTGTGTGAATGTATCACTAAGTGTGTCTAGTGCTTTAACGCTTTTGTTATCTACAATGCGATCTTTAGGAATAACTTGGTTACGCTCAATATCCCATAGGCCCATAGAAGACGGTGCCGTATTTGCAGCAATTTCGTTGCCCTCTTCGTCTAGATAGCGGGTAATAAAGAAGCCACCATCTAGATTAAGTTCTGGGATTTCTGATAGCTCTGCTTGTTTCTTCAGATTAATCAATGATGTAAGCTGCGCACGTTTTACCGAACCTTCTGGTGCCGCATCACGTGCCACTACCAGTGTAGGTATTTTAACATCATCGTAAGCTTTGATGTCGAAGTCACTTCCATCTAGGCTAAGTGCCATAATTTTCGCAACTTCACGGATATCTTCACGTTCCATTGGGTTATTGGCAGTAGCGACTAACTCTTCAATACCCTTGCTACTTAACTCTCTGCCAATGTCTTTATACTTGTCTTCGATAGCTTTAGCAAAAGTAGCAGCCTGATTTTCATCAACTTCGTCTGCTGCAACCATCGCTTCAAGTACACTTACATCAAGTGCGTAGATATCTGCCGTTGTAAGTTTCTTTTTGTTAGCAGCAACACCGAAGCCCCGAATAGTCTCAGCTTTGTCTGCCAATCCCAAATCAGTGAATTTACGTGCGAATTGTTCGTAGTTATCTTTGGTAATGTCTTTCCAAGGAATAATCGCTTTTTGGTCGCTAATTAGCTTTTTACGCCGTGCTAATTCTGTTTTATCCGCATCTGATGCATCAATCTGTCCAACATTCATTGCGCTTTCAAGGGCAAGAATATCCTCTTCAGAATTGATAGTAGTCCAATCAATCTTTGTTTTTTCTGTAGCATTAGGATTAATCTCTACACCCTTATACGGCAATGAAACTGCAGGCTCTTCAGATACAGGGGCAAAGATTTCTGCCATCTGCCCTGCTTCGGTACGAATAGCTTCGGAATTACTTTCGTTAGTAGATATACCTGCCAGATCACCTGCAGTAATAGGAACGTCAGATTTCTCAAAGGTTGAAAAAGTCTGTTGATCCTCTCCTTCACCTATCGTGATAGGTGTCGAAAAATCTGTAGGGACATCAGGACCTTGTAGTGGACGGTCACGCATTTCACTCACAAAAGATAGCCGCCCTGATTTAATATCGCTTTCAATCAAGGCTGCAGCACTATCACCGAATGTATATAGCTGTTCCGTGATGTAGTTAACGGCTGCAGGATTGTCTGAGGCATTATAACGTGTGGCAACGGCTTTAGCCTGACGTGCAAGCTTTTTAGCCTCTTCCTCTTTCTTACGCTGTTCATCGGCTAGTCGTTTAGCTTCTGCAGCGGCTGCAGCTTTCTGGCGGCGTTTCTCTAAACGCTCTTCCTCTTCTGCTTTCATAATCTTTGATACAGCAATATCGCCTGCCGCCATGATACCTTTTTGAAGAGTATTGTCAGGCTTCTGGAAATCACCTCTTGCGATCTTACCGCTTATGCGTCGTTTAGCTGATCCCCAAGCCATTATACTTCCTCTTCTTCATCTGTCATACCAAGCATAGCCGCTTGTACGTCTGCAGGAGCCTCGGTAGTCTCTTCTGGGCTAGGTGACCCCATCAAACCGCCTACAGGTGCTGTAGCAGCCTCTACAGGCTCTTCAGGAGCCTCTTCGTCGTCAATGATACCCATGACCATCTTCAGGGTAGTGGCTGTAATAGGAATACGTTTCTTGTTCAGACCATCTTCATACTTAATGTTTGAGCTATCAGCTAACATCTGTAGATAACGGTACACAGGACCTGCAGCTAACACTGCCATGTCGATCTGGAATTTACCCCGACCAATTCCTTGCATCATAAGTCCTGCAACGATGTTGGTTAGAGGGCGACCAATCTCCATAAGGGAATAGACGATCTCTGCAGTCTGTTCGTCACGCATACGATCAATGACATAGTCAACTGTACCGTCATAGGTATCGATCTCTGGTGGACGGTGCCACGGATAGTTCCGTGTATCCGCTGTATAGTTCTCTCCTGGTACTGGACCAAGGTCACGTGTATCAAACATCTTCTTCTACCTCGTCCTCTAGGTCTAGATCGGCAAAGTCTTCTGCCATTTCATCCATGTATTCGGGGGTGTAGAGAATTTCTCCGTCCTGAACTTTAACAAGCTCTTCAGGCAATTTACCGTCTAGGAAAGCCTTTATTGATTTTTCGATTGCGTCTTCAAACTTCATTTGTAAGCTTCCCGTAATTTACCATGAGATAGCCGTGTGGCCCTTCAATAACCGCATCAGGATGTGTCTTTTGTATTTCCTGTGCGATTAGGCCTATTGGCGGGTGGTCATCCAACCCAAGCTCTTTAGCTGTATCGTTCCAAGTCCAACGATAGAACTGAATGCCGTGTAAGGTGTCGTAGGGTTGGATGTTATCTTTTAGACGTGCGTCAGAATGTTTGATCATGTTACCTTCAGGTACTTAGCTACTGCTACCTGTGTGCCTGCAGAGATAATGGTATCGAACAAGCTTGGGCCACCCGAAGACTGTGCCTGTGCGTTCATTTCACCTAGTAGCAAACGAAGCTCAAACTCTTCTTCAGATAGTGCGCCTTTAAACAGATAGTCGAGGGTCGCATCGGTGCGATCCCACATACGGTTAAGCCCTTCCTGTGACAGGTCTAGATAGTTTTTAACGTCTACGGCTGCAGCGTCGAAAGCCATTTCTGTATTCGTTGTAGCAACTGTCTGACGCCATCTAGCATTCGCCTCATCAACTGCGTACTGCATCTTCGCATAGAATTGCTGACGTTGGTTTTCCATTGTCTGCTTAAATTCTGTAGCGTCGTTAATTTCGCCTGCATTAAATCTTTTAATTTCTGCAAATAGATTTGCATTGAACTGCTCCACTTGTACGCCAAGTTCATCGTAGAACTTTGTGAACTCATTTTGTGTCTCTGCAGTGAAGCGACGATTAGCATTCTCTTGCTGCGTATCTTCAAACAACGCCTGAACTTTAGCCTGTGTGTTAATCACTTCGGCCTGTTGCTCATTCGTCAGATTGGTAAGGTCCATTTCCAAGAACGCTTTAGCATTCTGTACCGCTGCAGCCTCACGTGCAGATAGGTTAGCAAGCTCAAACTTAGACAGGACAGTAGCCTTATTGATGATAGCTTGCTGACGGTTGTCTAGGTTTTTGATTGTAAGGGTTTTGAAGAACTCTGAGTCTTGCTGTGCAATCGGCAAGCTTGCTTCCATCAAGGCGGTAGCCATAGCCGCTGTGGCTGCAGTACCTGTCATACCCTTGAAGGTCATTGTACGTGCTACAGCACGTGCTTGTCCTTGTGCGAATGCAGGGATTTTAGGATTACCGTTTTGGTCCACAAAGGATTCAGACAGGATTTCCAACTGCCCTGTCATTGTAGCCTTACTGTCGATGTAATTACCTTCACCAAGGTTCTGCGCCATAAGCTTACCCGAAACGGTGCGAGTGTCGATCACTTGGCTCATACCTTGTGTGGCGTAATCGTTTAGGGCTTCACCTGTGACGTTTGTAGTGCCATCAGCATTCACGCCTGTGGCTGCGCCTTGCATGTCGATTGTATAACCGCTTGCATCTACTAGGTTAGCATCACGAATTTGTCCTGTGGCAGGATCAACATTGTACTGTGGGTTATCCATGCGATCAGATGTTGTCGCAGTATTGTACGTCTGTGGATCGACCGCTGTAGGGTTAGATACGGGATCAACACCAGTAACCAATGATGCTGTGTAATCACCCAAGTCACTTAGCATGTAGTTAGGGTTGCTAGGGTCTAGCAGTGTGCCTGCAGTCTCAGGATCAAGATTAGGGATGACATCGGATAGGTTAATCCCACGGGCATCTAGGAAGCCTTTAGGATCGGCAACCATTGCTTCGATATCTTGCGTAGATTGTGCAACACCTGAGTCACGGATCATCTGCAGGATAGCGTCTTTAGAAATGCCGCTACCTTCTACTTCACCTGCGTTCTGTGCAGCCTCTTGCTCAATAGCGGCGGCAGTCTCATTATCACCGTTTTCACGGGCTTGCTGTGCAAGCTTTTGGTAACCTGTTAGTCCTGTCTCTGGGTCTTTAATGGATAACTTATCTACAGCCTGACCATCAACAATAGCGATCTCGTAAGGTAGTCCTAGCGCATTGTAGGCGTAGTTCATTCCCTTTTCATTGGTATATACGGTCATATCGCCGTACTTTTTAGATGCATCGTCGTCGGACAAGCCATTAGCCCAACCCGCAAGCTTACCAATAATTCCTACAGGTGTAGTGTATCCAATTATTTTCTGGAAAGTGTTCTTTTCATTAGCGTTGCCGCTATTGCCGCCATCTGAATTAGAAGTGAATATACTTCCGTCATTTCCTACAACGGCATTACTATCGTCTACCGCCTGATTATTAGAATCACTGGTCAGGACACCATCAACGTAAGAAGTACCGTCGTTTGGCGTAAAAATGTTGGCTATCGACTGTTGAAGTGTATTCGCCATTAGAGGGCATCCCTTTCAATCTGACATTGCCGTACACGGTCACGTAGATACACGTAGTTGGAAAGGGCCTCTGGGATTGCAGTAGCATCAGAGGGTAGGCTTTCTAGTTCATCGGCTAGTTTGTTATTAAAGTCTTCGTCAAACACCGTGATAGGTGGACAATATATTTCAAGCTGAGTTCTATAGACCGTCTTTGCGCAACCGCTTAACAAGACCGTCCCTATCAGCAATGCTACCATCGTTTTCATGTTCTGCCATTGCCTTATAAAATCTGTTGGCCTGATCAGCGGCCTGTAGTTCATCCTGCAGGACTTTATTCTTTTCGGCTTCTTTGCCTTTGATACGTCCTATGATGTAGAGGATGGGCAGAGCGATAGCCAAAGTCGCAATGATTAGGTCTTTCACTCTGCCAAAGATGTTAAACATCCACGCCATCCTTTTGATCTTTCCATCGTGCGTAGGCTGCTAATGCAATGCCGCCCAATGCACAGATTAAGAAGATTGTTTGCAGGCTACTGGAGTACGCTGCCAAACCTTCTAGCTGACCCGACACTTCGTTTAGTGCGGTGGCAGCACCTGCAATACCTGCGCCTGCCATAGTCTTAGATTGTGTTAGAGGTTTCTTATCCTGTACCGCTACTTTCTGTGGCATTGGTACGTCAGGATCATCACTAGGTAGCTGTGCATCTAAGGTGAACAATGCTGCCTCTGCAGAGCGACGACGTGTAAGACCTGTAAGAGGTTGTAGCTTACCGTTTACCCGTGCCTTGTTCCAACGCATGAACTGTGCAGGAACCGCTGCGTAATCGCCTGCGTTTAGCTTTTTAAGAAGTGTGGAAGAATTAAAGTTAGCTGCACCTAGATTATACACGAAAGATACCAAGGCATCAAACTGAAACTGTGTAAGAGGTACATCTACTAAGCGTTTAACTTCTGCCTCATAGATTTTCATATCCTCACGCAAAAGGTCTTCTGCCTCTTGCTTAGTGATACGCATGTTCTTCTTAACGCCTTTCGTGTGACCGTAGCCGATTGTAAGAACATTAGCAGGGCAACGATACGGCACTACCATACCGTCACCATCTACTTTGTGTAGGCCTTCAAACTTCTTAATAAGGTTCAGGCCTTGGTCTGATATTGATTTAGGGTGCATACTTATCCAAACGTGTTGAAATAGGGGTCTTGCCGCTGCATCAATCCGCTATCAATCGCCGCACGACGATTAACCAATTGTTGCGGAGCTAAGTCTCCTGGTTGTCTACCCATCCCTGTATATCCAAGCTGATCCATCTGTTTCAGCAAGGAATTCATATTAAACATACTTTGCCCAAGCATATCGCCTTGTTGGTTAAACTGTGCCAACAGGACGTTACTTTGATTGTCCATTGCACGACGTGTTACCAAACCTTGTGCATCCACGCTCTCACGGATCAGGCGACCATTTTCATCGAAAGATGTAGCAAGCTGTGTGTACTGACGACGAATGTCTTCAGGCAGGTTCTCACTCTGCGTTGCTAGTACCTGCTTCACTGTGTCGATGCGGTTAATAACATCTTGCTGTGCTGCAGCTTGATCCTCTGATCCTGCACTCATACCTGCAGAAAGCTCACGGATAGCGGCAGTGAAGTCACGCTGAATGCTTTGCTCACCTGCTTGTTCCTGACGACCTTGCTGATCAATTTGGCTAGAAACACTAGCGATGTCACGCTGTGTATCACCGAAGTTATCAGCAATCGCTTCACGTGTACGATTGAAGCCACCAGAAACTGTATCTAGCAATTCAGCACGTGTCTGGTTAGCAAGGGTTGTATTTGCATCATAAGCATCACGGAAGCTTGCAAGACCTGTCTGCAGGCCACCGACTTCACCCATGATGTTTGATTGACCTTCTGCCAAACCGCCGTAGTAAGTATCGTTACGATCTGACATACCCTCTAGGTAAGACTGTAGGTTAGTCTGACCGCCGAGGATGTTCGCAGACATATCTGTGAGGTTTTGGTTCTGAGTATCAAACTGCGTATTGATGTTCTCATTAACGCCCGTGAAGCCTGTATCCAGAGTGTTGTCTACTGTATCAAAGCGTTCAGTCATATTGCCTGCAACGTCTGTCAGGGTATTCTGGATACCTGTCTGACCTTCAGTAATATCATTGAAGTTCTGGTTCATGCTTGCGAAGCCTGTATCAACAGAACCTTGTACATCACCAAGTGTGTTGTTCACTGTATCTAAGCGACCACCTACATCAGCAAACCCAGATGAAGTTGTACCCTCTAGGCTACCAATACGGTTCTCAATGCCAGATGTATCGACTACCTGTGTAGTAACTGATGTCTGTGGAATGTTGGCAATGTCTCTGCGAATGTCAGACTGACCAGTTTTCAGATCATCCTGATTGTTCAGCATAGTGCCTTGGTTGGTTTTAAGCTCTTCGCCAACCACTGCAGCTTCTGCCGCTCTAGCATTGGTATTTTCGTTTACCGCCGCTGTACCTGCCGCAACACTGGAATCGACTTCCGCTGCAGAGGCACCACCGCCGCCGCCTTTAAAAACGATAAGCCCACTGGCTCTAGGATTTAGATACCGAAATGGGCCAATTGGGTTTAAGGTCTTCATTTAAATCTCCATATTGAAAACATAGTAGAGGGTTTCGTATTTGTGACCTGATCTACTTGTGAGTTTTTTCAGGTTACGCTGCCAACCTTTGCGGCCCCAAACCTGTACGCTTGAACAGCCATTAGCCTTTGCGAAATCTTCTACGGCCCTATGCTGTTCGTAAAATTCTTTCCACTGTCTGCCGCTGCCTGTGCAAGTAATGATCTGCAGTACTTTTGTGCTTTCGTATGGCAGTATGCGGGTTGTAGTGGTGCAGACTATTTTGTTGTCTCTATCGATGGTTGCCCAGACTTGGATTTTGTTGTCGAGGGCTTGTCTGCAGACATCGAAAGCGGTCAGTTCGTCGATACCATGTTCTAAGGCTTTAGTGATTTCTGGTCCAAGTGTAGGCCAAAGCCTTAGAACTTCTTTTGGGGGTAGTAGAACAGACCGAAACTCAGTGGTTTCTTCTGTCATAAGTGCCTAAATTCGTTTAGAAATTGTGATTTAGAGTATAGCACTTATGGGGTTAGCTTGCAAGCCCTATGTTGGCTCCGTAGGCCAATCGGCATCTTCAAGATTAGGCCAGTTTTCGTGTGTAGTTAAATCTCTCAAAGCTGTACGGTAAGTTGCCCAAGAAGTTTTATCCTCGTCAGCCAACGGACTGTCTGGCATCTGTGTCCAATCGCTATCAGCAAGTAACTGATTGCGCTTGTCACGGTTAGCCGCAGCCGCCCTGTCATTAGCACCATCTGCCCATGCTTGTTCTTCTGCATCACGGGCAAGTTCTTCTTCTTCGGTAAAAACAACCATACCTCTGGGTGTCATTTTGTGACGAAAATTATCTCTTATAGTCATATTAATTCATCCCAAAAACTTTGATGCTGCCAGACATCCAATTGTTACTGTTAGGGTATAGTTTAAAACCTGTTACCCTTGATGATTGATTACCATTAATGTATCCGCCCAAATCATAGTTAGTCGGTGAACTGCTCTGAACAGAAGATACTCGACTAAAAAATTGTTTATGCGCATCTGGTTGCAAACCGCCAATATCCGTAAAGCCCATCATGTGCCGACTGCCACCAGACTCATAATTATCTATTGGCCTAAATTCACTACGAGTATTGTAAGCATTTGCTGTACTAGAATTTACAGATGCTCGACCAGCCATTTGATAATTACTGGATGTGTGCAAATTGCCATCTAAGAACAATCTAATACTGGCATAAGAATTTGCTTGAAAAGTTAGGTCATCATATACAATACGAATTGTCGTATATTTCTCAGGTATTTCAGTAAATTCCAATTCGGCAGTAAAGTTAGCCGTTATCTTAGTTAAAAATTGCCAAGGCGTGTTTGTAACAATACGAGCATCAACGTCAGATTGACTTAATCCACTGCCACCAGCCGCACTTTCAAGCGCAAGGCTATTACTGTTTAGTGTTAATCCCATAGCAATCTCCTTACGTTGACGTTACGCCAGTCATGCGTAGTTTTAGTGATGGTGCTGGATAACCTGAACGCCCACTGATAGTTGCTGAACTTGGTGTACGTTCAACAATTTGTGTGTCCATACCATAGGCTTCTGTTAGCTGCGTTGTCCCAATGTTTGTAACTGTTGGGGTGTCAGTTTCAAAATCAATGTAAGACAGCTTTTCACTATCGTTATTTACATAATAAAGACGACTACCTTTTGTTCCGTGGTGTGCGGAATAGTTTCTAAAATGCTCTTTGTTTCCTACTAAACTTAACGTGTTAGTTGTTGGTGGAGTACTATTGTTAAGTGTAGTTCCTGGCGTCCATTTCCACCACTTGATTGTGTCTTGACTGTCAACAACCAGAATAATTACAGTTCCATCGCTACGTTCTACTGCAAAGAAACGCTTGTCCAAATGAGTAAAAACTGTGCTTGGTGTATTTGTTGTAAACTCAGACATAGTGCCATTTTGTAGGTTATACACATAAGAAGTACCGACAGTGTACTCAGACCAAATAAATATGTACTTATTTGGAATACCAAACAGTCTAGGATATGTAGTTCTGCCGCCAAAATCTTGAGTGTATATGCGTGTGCTAGTACCAGCAAAGCAGTCTAAACGTCTAAGGCCCGTACCATCATTCCAGTAAGCATACTGTTTTCCATCAAACCATTTTGGTGAGTAGCTATTGCTGTTTGAAAAGATAGTTGTTCCAGTGCTATCTTCAATTAAACGCAATTCTGTAGTGGAGTTTAGATCATCCCAACAAATTAAATGGTAGTCATTTGGCCCGAGATACGGCGCAAAAATACGAGCAGCATCATCAAACGATATAGGTTCTACCATAGAGTTTGTAGCATCATAAATTGGGCTTAAACTTTCTACCTCTACACCACCCGCAGTTGGCAAAATATTTGAACTATAGTTCGTAGAACCTGTTTGAATTGCTATTTCGTAGTCTATGTATTCAAGAGGAAATGCGCTTGTCTTTACCTTAACTGTAGAACTTGGCGCAATAATTTCTGAGCCGCTAGAGTTTGCTGTTAGGCCAACAATATCAAAGCCATTAACGTCTAGTGTGCCGTTCACTTTGAGAGTTGAATCCCCTTCAACAATCTGCACATTCTTAATCACATGCGCAGTGCTAGAATTCGTAGTAATGATTGTCGCTTCACCACTCGTGAAGTCGCTTTCAACCAACGTATCGTTGTAAATTTCTGCCAGTGTATCAGCCATGTTTATTCTCCTTAATAATCATCGCTGAAAGCGACAGTTGAGGCATAAGAAAAACCTTGGATGCCTGTTAGTGCCGAGCCGTCTACCGCAGGTAACTGACCCGATCCGTTAAGTTGTGGAATGTTGTTTGCGCCTGTCCCTACGTCGAGCGCAGCCGCCGTGCCTAGCGTGGGTGTGCCAGACAAATCTGCGTAAGCACCAGACGTTGCCACTGTGTTTAATGAAGACGTATTAGCCTTTAAGTCCAACTGAGTTTGTACGTTTGTGTTAATACCTGCCACACCGTTAAGCTCTGAGGTAGTAGCGGTAATGCCATCTAAAGTGTTAAGCTCTGCAGCCGTGGCTGTTAGGTCGCTAATCTCAGAAACGCTAATTGCCCCGTCAGATAGTATGCCGCCTGAAGATATAAAATCTGCTAAATCTCTTG